GCCAGAATCAGGTTACTTACCTGGACAGCTACCTTGCTGCGTGTAAATGCAGTAGGTGCCAAAGGGCGTAGCCTGCCATGTTCCCCCCGGCCCCCTCGAAAGAGGGCGTTCATCCCTCCCTTGAGTAGGGGGGGTCGGGGTCCATGGTTCTGGTTTGAGGTGAAAGCAAGCAACTGGCGGGAACAGCGAACCCTGAAAGGGGCCACTGTTGAAAAACCTGTTGCTGCTGTGGAAGGTGCTGGCCGATGAACTGGCCAGCATTAGTCACACAAGCGCCACTCTGGATTGGAAAACGGTCCAGAGGCGGTTCAAATACGAGGGGCCGCAGTTTTTGGCTGCGACCTTGCCTCGCTTTGCTAAAGACCTCGAAAAAGGTCTCGAGCAGGGCAAGGTAACTCCCTACCAGTTCGATGGTTTCCATCGGGTTGGCGCGCTCCCCATTTTCTTGGGTGGGCACATGGAGGGTGTATTTGACCGTGAGACGGGCGTGCTGCTGCCCGAACCTAGCGTGGATTCCATCTTTGCCATCCGGCAGCTAACGCTGCTTTATGGTAAGATGCAGCCACCCGGGGATACACATCCCGGCGAAGCTGCCGCCATGCAAAAGTTCGTGCAGTGTGAGCAGGAAGTGAAAAGCTCTGCCAAGAGTATCTCTCCTGAGCGCATTCATGCGTTTTGGAGGATGGCACAGCTACTGTTTGGGAATGTATTTGAAACCCTCGAACTCGCAGCAATGCGAGACGAGTTCATTCCCAAGCATGGTCCTGGGGCAACCGCTGATCGACTGCGCGGAAACGCAAAGTTTGATCAACGGGAATGGCCCGAAAGACTGGAGGCGGCGTTCCCTTTCGGGGATTACGTTCTCCCCTCCTGGCGGTTCTCAAACAACGAGACCGGTTATCCGGAGGATGTTCACTTCCTCGAACCTGGTGCGGAGAGGCCCGTAAGGGTCATAACCGTGCCTAAAACGTTCAAGGCACCGCGAATCATCGCGATCGAGCCAACCTGCATGCAATACACACAGCAGGCGGTTCTCGGCACTTTGGTTCCGGAAATGGAGCGAGATTCTTTCTTGTCTCCTTTCGTTGGGTTTACCTACCAAGAGCCTAACCAGCGCTTGGCAAGGGAGGGTTCGCTTGACGGCGAGCTCGCAACACTGGATCTCAGTGAAGCATCCGATCGTGTCTCGAATCAGCATGTACTGGACATGATAGGCCCACGGTACCCGTTTTTCAGGGATGCCGTTCAGGCTTGCAGATCCAGGAAGGCTGATGTGCCTGGCCACGGAGTAATCCGTTTGGCCAAGTTCGCGTCTATGGGTTCGGCTCTCTGCTTTCCTATGGAGGAAATGGTTTTTCTTGCCATTATCTTCTCTTCCATAGAGCAGGAGTCCAGCACACGTTTCACCCGCCAGCATGTTAAATCACTGGTGGGCAAGGTGCGCGTGTACGGGGATGACATCATTGTCCCCGTGCGCTACGTGCAATGCGTGATCGACGGCCTTGAGTCCTTCGGGATGAAGGTCAATGTCGACAAGTCTTTCTGGACGGGAAAGTTCAGAGAGTCTTGCGGGAAGGAGTACTATAACGGCACGGATGTTTCCATAGTCCGTGTTCGTAAGTCTCTCCCGCGCTCACGCAAGGACGCATCAGAGGTGATCGCTAC